TAAAATATTTTTATTAGTGAATTATATGGATGAGTTAGATACGAAAATAGTTGAGGTAGAAACTCAAAAAACTAGTGAACTAAGCGTTCAAAATGACGGAATTGAGGTTGAGGTCATACATAAGCAGAGTCCAAGTCATACCAAATGTGACCGTATTGGGGCTCAGATTAGGGATATGGCACGTATGGGATTAACTCGTGGGAATGTTGCTATAGCGGCTCGTATAAGCCCGTATATCCTGGATAAGTACTATGCCGATGAGTACGCTGCTGGGGAAGGTGAGATGCGTAAGGGGTTAGCTACGGTGGCTATGGCTGAGGCTTTGAATGGGAATACGGCTATATTGCTGCACTTGGTTAAGACTAAGCTTGGTTGGAATGAGACACAGCTTATCCAGCATAGTGGTGAGGTGAGGAGCGTCGTTAGTGCGAAACCGTTATCCAAAGAAGAGTTTGCCGAAAAATTCCTTAACAAAGAATAAGAATATAGCAGAAACGTACAAAACGTGGTATTTCGTATGTCCAGGTTGCGGTAAGGCTACTGTCGTCGTGACTGAGTTTGAAGCGGTGCCATGTGGCGGTAGGTGGTGCCGTGGGTTAGTTGATTTAAAGGCTAACCAGATTACTGAGGCTGAGTATAACCGAAAGTGGGGAATATGACTAAAACACCTGAGCAGATGGCAGAGGAGTTTGCAAGTAAGTATGTCACCGACCCTGGGTATATATTAAGCAAAGCTGGATTCCTTGCTGGCTATCAGGCGTCTGAAAAAGATATTCACCTGCATTGGGATGAGTTTTGGAAGGATCTTCGTAAGCGCATCGAAGAGAGTAGCCTTCCTGCCATGGATGCGATGGAAGGCCGATATTTGTGGCAGATCAAAGAGCTAAAAACGAAAATTGCGGAACTTGAGACGGAGCTTGATAACTGGAAGCACTGCGCCATTCATGGAGATGAAGGCTAATGAAAACACCTGAACAAATGGCAGAGGAGTATGGTACTGGCATAGATTTATGTTGCGGCACCAGTGACATTATAATAACGGCAGAAAAAGGCTTCCTCGCTGGCTACCAGGCCGCTGAACTAAAAGCCAAAATAGAGTTTGCAGCGAAATACGATCACAAGTCACCGTTGCAGGTTATAGCTGCTGAATACGTTAAGCGGCGTGGCACAACTGGACCATTGGCTTTGCTTGAAGAGAATCGATTTATTGACGGTTATGAGGCTGGATTACACGCATCACAATCTCAATGGATCAGCGTTAAGGATCGGCTGCCGGAGTATGATCAACTTGTTTTGATCTGGCACCCTGGCTTTAAGCAGCCGTATGTCGGAAGTAGAGTTGATAGTGCTTTGATGAGTCCATTGTACTGGTGGAGATGTGAATTGGATATGTACGAGCCAGAGGAAGTTATTACCCACTGGCAACCGCTTCCTAAGCCACCGGAGGAATCATGAGCGAGTGGGACGAAATCACAAATAAGTTAAAACCAGTAACTTGGGACGAAATTAAAGAATTTTACAAACGTAATTTCAATGAAACTTTGTCAGAGGATTGGAAAGAAGCCTTTTGTTTTGCTTGGTCTAAATCTAGAAAAATGGCTGTAATCGATCTTTTGGCAACTGGCTACCGAGCCGCAAAGAACTCTCCGGAAAAGCAGGATACCTGCGAGCATATTCTCGACATGGAGAAGATGGTTGATGTGAACCCTTCTAGCGAATGGATCAGCGTTAAGGATCGGCTGCCATCACCAGAAACAGAAGTTTTATGGTGGAATAAAGCAGCGCATCAAGCAGGAGTTTCTAGTTGGGAATACAGATCATATTGCGACGATACCATGATTTATTGGGGAGACGCTGGTAATGTTTCAATAAAAAACTTTACCCACTGGATGCCGCTGCCTAACCCACCAAAGGAGGAGTAATGGGCATAGAGCATCGCATGAAGGATGAGACAGAAACTACACGTCGGTGTCCCTGGTGCAACCACGTCTCCACTGCCAGCGTTCAAGACGGCAGGGATTTCTACTTTTACTGCCAAAACCCTAACTGTAAGGTAGAGCGCATATACGGCGATAACGCAGTAATGGTAGGTGGTGATGGACAATAGCGGTCATTGGAAGTGTCCCGAATGTGGCTCACTGTGGGATATTGCCACAAACCTCTGTATTGAGTGCGAAAAGGAGTTCGTTAGGGAGTTATACGAGCTTAGCTGGGAGCAGTTCTGGGCTGAATGTAACGAGCTAAAGAATGGATGCTGAGTTACAGGCTAACGAGCAGGTTGTATGGGCTCCTCAGTCCGGCCCTCAAGAAGCTCTAATTCATTGCCCTATAACCCTTATAGGCTACGGCGGTGCACGAGGTGGAGGTAAGACTGACGGCGTATTAGGCAAGTTTGCCATAGCTCAGGAGCAGTTCGGCAGTGACTTCAATGCGATATTTTTTAGAAAAGAACTCCCTCAAGCGGATGACCTCATCGAGCGAGCCAAGCAAATCTACCTCCCCTTGCAAGCTCATTGGCAGGACCAGAAAAAGCAGTTTACTTTCATTAACGGCGGTCGGTTGCGGTTTCGTCCGTTGGCTAACGACGGGGATGCTGAAAAGTATCAAGGACAAAATCTTAGCCATGCGGCGATAGAGGAGGCAGGTAACTATTCCGATCCAAGCTGCATTTGGAAGCTATTCGGAGCGTTGCGAGGTAAGGGCGGCGGCCAGGTTATACTTACCTTTAACCCAGGCGGTGTAGGTCACGGATGGCTTAAAGAGCTGTTTATCAAGCCAGCGCCAAAAGGTATGAAAATCCTACAAAAACAGTTACCCAACGGAAGTAGCTTTGACTACATTTATATTCCAAGTAGGGTACACGATAACCAGATTCTGCTCGCTCGTGACCCTGAGTATATCAACCGATTGCACATGGTAGGCTCGCCAGAGCTTGTTCGTGCATGGCTTGAAGGAGACTTTGAAATTCATGAAGGCAGCTATTTTCCTGAGTTCTCTTCTAAACATATCATTAGTCCTTTCAATATTCCTAAACACTGGCCCCGATACATGGGGTACGATTGGGGTTACCGCTCTCCTTTTGCTGCTATCTGGGGCGCTGTCAGTTCAGGTCGTGATGATGCTGGAAACGAAGTTCCGTACCAAAAAGGAGCAATCGTCATATACCGAGAGATGTGGGGAAAAGGAGTTGATAACATTGATCAGGCAAATCGAATTGGAGCAATTTCTGTCGGAGAAAATCCATTAGCTTTTGCTGACCCCAGCATATTCAACCATGAGGGTGGTCCAAGCATCGCAGACCAGTTCACCCAGGTGTTTGCCAAGTATAAGTTCCCTTCGTTTAGAGCGGCTGATAACGAGCGCATATCCGGCTGGTCACAGATCCGGCAACGGTTGGTGTCTAACCCACCGCTCCTCTACATATTTGCCAGTTGCCCATATTTGCTGGAAACACTACCATCTCTGTCAATAGACAAACGTAACCCTGAAGATGCTGATTCGACTGGGAATGACCATGCCTGCGACGCCTTACGCTACCTCTGCAAAGGCCGCCTCGTAGACGCTAAGTGGGAGCAACCAGCAGAGGTTTTCGACAAGGGTAAAATTAAGCTACAAGCGTATATCGCTCAAATGCGGTCACAACAGAAACGAGCTAAGATATGAGTGTAAAAATTAAGCCTCTCATCCAAAAGTACAGTCCTAGCTGGTGGAAGGCTCAAATCACTCAATCAGAATCTCGTCGTCGTAAGTTCATTGAAACCTCAGAAGAGTCAATTCGTGTTTATAACGCTCAAAAACAAGTAGGAATCCTCAACGATGCTGAGCGACGACTTAATGTTTGGTGGTATTGTATCAATACTTTGCTTCCTGCTTATTACTCTTCTACCCCGAGAGCGGAAGTAAACCTTCGTAAGCGAACAGGTGGCTTACCTTATGAGCTTGGTAGCGTAATCCTTGAACGAAACACACAGTTCGTCATGGATACGCATTTTGACTTCGATAAGGTTGGTTATAACGCAGCATTACAGTTTTTGCTTACTGGTCAGAGCGTTTTGTGGGCGAGATACGCTGCCAAGTTTGAAACCGTTCTTGAGGAAATGGCGGTAATCAAAGACCCGTCAGGTCAGCTTATTGACGGTAGCGGTCGGCCATATACAGGCGATACCGACATCCTTGAGGAAGGCGAAGGCAACATCCTTATGGCCTCAATGGAGATTGAGCGTAAGGTTCGTGAAAAAGCGTTGCTCGACGTTATCCAATACAACGATTACAACTGTTCCGACGCTCGTACAGAGGATGAGATTGAATGGCAGTCTCGTCGTGCGTTCCTTGATCGCAGCCAGGCTGAACAGCTCTTTGGTCGTGATGTAGCCGATGATCTTGTTTATGACTCGTTCCCTGAAGTCATGAAGAAAGACTTGGCTCGTAAAGAGGACAAGTTTGAGGGTAAGGCAGAGCTACACGAGATTTGGTGTGAAGCCACCAACAAGGTATACTGGCTTCAAAAGACAGGCGAAAAGGCTATCATCGAGTCGTCTGAGCCACCTACTAAGTTTGAGAAGTTTTACCCTTGCTCAGTTATCCGTCAGTCAGCAGACCCAGATTCAGTAGTTCCTGTTTCTGACTATGCTCACGTTCGTGACCAGATTCTTGAGGTTGAGCGGCTTACCACTCGTATCCATGCCGTAACCCAGGCCATCCGTACTAACTTCCTGTACGACGCTGCAATGGGACCAACCGTTGAGCAGTTGTTTGCTGGCGACCTGAAAGGTACTCCAATCATCAACTGGCCGTCCTATAAGGGCCGTGGTGGCTTACAAGCTGGAGTAGAGTTCTATCCAGTCGAGCCATTTGTAAACGCTCTTAACGTCCTTCAGGGCGCTCGTGGAGCGGCATTGCAGCAGCTTTATGAAACAATGAAAGTATCTGACCTGCTTCGTGGAACAAGCGAGCAGTACAAGTCTGCAACCGCAAACCGACTGGAAAACCAGTGGTCATCCCTTGGTTTGGTTGTGCGTCAGAATATGTTCAGCAAGTTCATATCGGATGCCATTAGCAACCTTGGCACGATTATTGCGGAACAGTTTGAGCCAGAAACAATCCTAGAGATTGGCGATGCTGACGCTCTTATTGAGCCAACAATTTACATCCCACCACCCCCTCCAGCACCTCCAATGCCAGAGATGGGTCCAGAGGGTATGCCACCAGGTGATACAGGTATGATGCCGCCAATGGCACCGCCTCCACCTCCTGCTCCAGATCCGCTGCAAAAGATCGATGAAATGAAGCAGCAGATCATCGGATTGCTTCGTGACAACAAGAAGCGTAGCTACCGCATCCAAATCGCTACCGACAGCATGATCGCTATCGACCAGCAGCAACAGCAGCAGGAAGGCGCTATGCTCATTCAACAGGCAGGTCAGTTCTTTGACCAGATGAGAGGCTTAGTAGACCAGTATCCACCATTGCTGGACTTCAGTATCTCCCTGTTCCAAAACATGATTAAGCGCATGAAGGGAGGCAAGGAACTCGATGGTATTTTCACAAAGGCTATGCAGCAAGTTGGAGAAATTGCGAAAGCTAAGGAAGAAGCTGCTAAGCAGCCGCCGCCGCCGGACCCTACAACGCTTGAGGTACAGGGGCGTTTGCAAATAGCTCAGGTTGAGTCACAAGCTAAGCTCCAGGTCATGCAGATGGAAATGCAGGACAAGGCGACTAAGAACCAGCTCGCTTTCCAAGACCAGCAGCTTAAAATGCAACGTGATCAGCTTGCATCGCAGTTGGAAGTACAGAAACAGCAAATTGATGAATACTTCAAACAACAGGAACTTGCACTGGCTCAACAAGAGATTCAGGTTAAACAAAGCTCTGTTCAGGTTGATATGCTCAAAGTTCAGGCAATGACGCAAAGCGATAGCATGAAGCATGAAATTGCAACTGAGAACAGCCGCTTGCAAGGATTGCTAAAGGTTCAAGAGCTTGAAGCTAAACAAATGCAGTTCCGTATATCTCAACAAGAAAAGTTGATGGAAGAAAGGCGATTGCAGCAAGAACAGCAAATTGAAATGATTCGTATGCACATGGATCAAATAAAACCAAGTGGCATGATCAGCATGGGTGGTTCTAGTGGTAAAAAAAGTGGAAAGATTATTACCGATGAGAACGGCAATCCTACAGCAATAGAAGTAACACACGAAGGTGGACCTAAAGTTAATAAAATTCATCTTGATGAGGACGGAAACCCCTCAGCAATCGAAATAGGATAAATCATGGCAAATGCAATTTACCCAACAGCAAAAGATAAGTGGATGAACCCTGGAACGCTTGGCGTCTCTAGCAGTAGTTCTATCGACTTGATCGATGACACTATCAAAATAGCGTTGATTGATACTGGGGTTTATACCTACAGCGCAGCTCATGAGTTTTGGATCTCTGCCTCTGCGGCTCTTGTTGGAAGTGCTCAAACGCTCAACACTAAGACCGTAGCAAGCGGCGTATTTGATGCAGCGGATGTGACGTTTCCTCTGGTAACTGGCGCAAGTATTGAAGCTCTTATTATTTTCAAAGATACGGGAGCACCAAACACATCGCCACTTATTCTTTACATCGACGTAGTAGCAAGCGGTCTACCTTTAACTCCATCAGGCGGAAATGTTACGGCGACTTTCAACGCATCTGGAATCTTTGCGCTCTAATATGATTGAAGAAGCACCAGCCTCTACACTCAAGAGCATCTCTCTGTCTCTTAACGAGTACGGAGAACTAGTCATTGATGCCGTGGACGGTAACAACGAAGATGTAAGCCGAGCGGCACTTCCTTTCCCACCTGGTGCATTTATATTGGCGTTTAACCCTCTCACTTCCGATTGGACTACTGTACCGACGCAAGAGATTCCAGAGGGATACGAAGTAGCGAAAGTTATTAAGAAGGCAGGATAATGGTCGCTTTATCGAGCATGGACGACTACATCAATAGAGCATCGAACGGCTA